GCGATGATCATTTCCGCTTTTGCCGATCTCGTAAATCCCGAGACGGTGCATTGGCAGAGATCCCGGGCGCGGCTGTTTTTCGACAGCGGGCGATTCCATATGTGGGCGGATATTCTGAAACTCCCGCATGATCTTATAATGAGCAAATACCGGAAACTCGTTTATCTCAAAGCGCACGAATGGAGGAGGGTGAGTTAGATGGGTTGCGTTTATTTATTGACATGTACCGTGAACGGAAAGCAGTATGTAGGTAAGACAATAAGATCCCTCACAGAAAGAATTAATGAACATTCAAAAAAATCTCGTAAGGGAACGATCAGTAACGCGATCAAAAAATACGGCAAAGCTTCTTTCAGATGGGAAATCCTTCACGACAAAATTCAATCAAATGAAGAATTGACTTGCCTTGAAATATACGAGATCAAACGCTTAAGGACGCAATCCCCAAATGGATATAATGATACTCCTGGCGGCGATGGCTTTGATTGGGATGATCCAGAATTTAGAGAGCGCAGGCGGGAGGCTGCCGTTCGCGCCTGCGGTACGCCGGAACACCGCGAGAAATTATCGCGCGTTTTCAAGGCTCATTTTGCAAAGCCGGAAAATCGAAAGAGATTATTGAAGATGATTTGCGAGAGATCGAATAATGAGCAATGGCGAAAAAATCATCTGGCTGCCATGAAAAAATTAAGGCGAAATAAGGAATGGCGCGCGAATCAGTTGCTAGCATTCAAGAACAGAAAACCCGATTCAACTTGGCATAGACATCATGCAGAAGCAATGGCGCGGGTATTCGGCAAACCAATCCTTTGCCTTGAGACAAAAGTAATTTATTCGACCGCGCGTGAAGCGTGGAGACAGACCGGTATTTCGACATGTTCACTTTGTCAGCATCTCAGGGGTAGATCGAAAAGCGCCGGGGGTATGCACTGGAGGTACATAGCTTGAATAGGTATAAGCGGATAAAAGATTTCCACGAGACAAGGCGGCGCGGAATCGGGGCAAGTGATATTCCGATCCTCGCCGGTCTAACCCTCAAATATGGACAAACCCCTTATGGCCTTTGGCTCGTCAAAACTGGACGCAAGGCTCCATGGTCAGGTAATGAGCAGACAGAATGGGGCAAACGCCTGGAGGGTCTAATCCTCCGAAAATATATCGCCAGCCCCGAGCGTTTCGGAGAAGAAAAAGCAGATGAATTCTATCGCTCATATATCAGACAGCATAGCAACGGCTCTTTGAAAATCCTTACGGAATTCTGGCATCCGCAATATCGCTTTGCCCTGGCACACCCTGATCTATTGATAGAGAATGAAACCCCAAGAATTGTACAGGCTAAATCACATAGTTTCTTTTCTGCACAACGCAGGGATGATCTCGATTATGGTTATGATTCAGAGGATTATAGTCAAAATGGAATCCCATCTTCTGTTTTTCTCCAGGAACAATGGGAGCTTTTCTGTGCCGGACTTTCCGTGGCCGATGTGGCCGTACTGTCGAATACGAACACCTATTCCGAATATGGTCCGGTAATCGCGGATCCCCGCACGCAGGAGAAATGCCTCGCCCTGGCTGAACGTTTCATGTGGCACGTCGAGAATGACCAGGAACCGAAGCCGGAGACCTGGGCGGATGTGCAGACGATGTTCCCGCATCCGGAGCAGACAACGGCCATGGTTTCGGGCGATACCGAGCTCGAGGCGCGGCGCATGAAAGAACGGAAGGAAAAGCTTGATAAATCCAAAAAAAGAATCGAGGCAGAACTCGACGATCTGAAAAATGCGATAGGGCTGCTTATCGGGGAAAACTCGGTGCTTGCAAGCGCAGAGGGGGATGTGCTCGCCAAGAGCTGGGAGGTGAAACGCTGGTTTGCGAGCGATCTGAAAAAGCTGGAGCAGACCGAGCCGGACCTATTCAAGCGGCTGCGAGATGACGGCTATATTACCCGTTCGGAGAACAGGGTATTGAGATTTTAAAGGAGGGAGATATGATCAAATATTTACGAGTAGACGAAGCCGAAACAGAGAAAGGATTTCGCAGAAATGCTCAACAAGCCGTAGATGCTCCGGTTTTAATTGTAAGAGAAAAGCCCCCAAATAGTCCTCACATAAAAATCGAAATTAAAATCGTCGAAATTGAATGGCGATATATCATGGATCGCGGTAATAAAATTGAACCTGAGAAAAAACGACGATGGCCAGGGCAGAGGAAACGTGAATGAGTAACCGCTCCTGGAAACGCATACGCCACCAGCTGCGCGGGCGTCAACGGAAAATCGATGCGGATAAGCGGGCGCGACGCCGGATCCCCTGGCGCATCCGCCTGATGTCATTTTTCGTCGAGCCCCGGATCCGCGCGCGGTGGCTGGAGAATTGGGAGCGGGAGCACAGGCGGAAGCTCAAGCGAGCTATGAAAACAGGAAGTAGATTGATGAGGAGGATAAAACTATGATCTGGATTTTATGGACAATTGGGATAATCGTCGGATGGGCGCTCCTCATCGTAGCAGGTGGAGACCCGAAAGCGCCGGAAATTATGCATGTGAGTAATTTCAATTCCGGCGGGATAAAGGATGGTGCCGCTATCAACAGACCGGTGGAAACTCCTCGTATGAGGGGCTATAAAAATATCGGAGGCAAATAGATGGCTGAAAAACAGCAGAATCAGAATGAGGCGGAATTTTTTTCCATAGTTGGAACGGGCCGCAAAGGCATAGAAAGCATGTTCGAGAAAATGGGCGATGAGATCAAAATAATCGCCGCTCCGAATGTCGCGGGCAGCTTCGAGACCTGGAGCAGGCGCGCTCTCGTGGAGATTGCGAACAGAGATGAGCTCGCGCCTATCCTCCATTCCCGCGCGGGTATTTTCTCGATCTACAAATGTCTTGCCCGGGCCGCCACCATGGGCCTGCAAATAGGGGGCCAATTCCCGCAGGCATATTTTATGCCGGCGGATGGCAAGGCTGAACTCGTGCCCACGGCCGAGGGATATTCCTTTGTCGCGGCGCATGGGCCGGGCGCCGTGCTTCGAAGCGTACCCGAGCTCATCCGGGTATATGAGACCGACAAATTCAGGATCGACCAGAAGGCCGCCGTCATCGACCACAGCTATGATCCAAGGGCCGACAGGGGCCGGTTATGCGGCTGGTATATGCGCCTCGAATACACCGACGGGCATGTGGAGATCCCTTATATCGGCTTGGAGAAGGTCAACAAAATCATCGAGAGCTATTCGCGGCTGAAAACCAATAAGGGCAATCTCATGCCGGCGTTCGCCAAGTCGATGGATGAGATGCAGGACAAGACCGCGGCGAAAAAGCTCCTGAAAAAACCGGCGCGTGAAGCCGAGGGACTCGCAATGCTTTTCTCCCTTGATGATGGCCTACCCGAAGATGAGCCTCCGCAAGAGCCGCTGAGAAACGTGACGGATAGGGTCAACAACCGGCTGGACAGGGCGACTGAAGGGCTGGGGCCAGCACCGGAAAAAGAACCGGAAAAAGAACCGGATCCCGAGCCCGAGAAAAAAGGGGATGAGAAGGGCGAGAAAAAGGAGGCCGGTAAGCAGGAAGAACTAATACCGGATATATTCTAATGCTGCGGAAGTTTACCACGGTGAAGATCAAGAGCAATTTGAAGAGGATAACGGGCGCATGAAATACCTCAGCATATGCAGCGGCATAGAAGCGGCTACGGTAGCCTGGAAACCCCTCGAATGGGAAGCTATAGCATTTTCCGAAATCGAGCCATTCTGCAACACCCTGCTTGCATATCGTTATCCCGATACGCCGAATCTCGGCGATATGAAAAATTACAAGGAGTGGAACATTGGAGCAATTGACATTATGGTCGGAGGAACGCCATGCCAGTCCTTTAGCATCGCGGGCCTGCGCAAAGGACTGGATGATCCGCGCGGGAATCTTATGCTCATCTATCTGGCAATTGCTCGCCGATATGCTCCCCGATGGCTGGTCTGGGAAAACGTTCCCGGTGTCCTGTCGTCAAATAGAGGGCGGGATTTTGGAACCTTCCTCGGGGGGCTGGCAGAACTCGGGTATGGGTTTGCCTACCGAATTCTTGACGCTCAATTCATCCGAGTGGAATCACATTCTCGCGCCGTGCCTCAGAGACGAAGGCGTGTGTTCATTGTCGGATATCTTGGAAAATGGCAATATCCCGCCGCAGTACTTTTTGAGCGCGAAAGCCTGCGCGGGTATCCTTCGCCGCGCAGAGAAGCGGGGAAGAGAATTGCCGCAAGCCTTACGCGCGGCGCTGATTCAAGCGGCAAGCGCGGATATGCAGGGCGTCGTTGCGAAGATGACACGAATGTAATTACCCAATCTTTAACCGCTCGGCTTGGTGCCGGCGGTCCTGACGACAATAAGGCGCAGGGAGGATTTTATATTGCTCACCCTTTGCTCGGAAAGGAAAATTCTTCGCATGACGAATCGATTGAAACCTATATCGCAGATGATTATGCAAATATGAGTTTTGCCAAATCACAAATTGCGAACCCATTAACCAATAGCCCTGATAGATCACGGGCGGCCCCAATAATTTCCCATGCGATCACGGCGCAAAAAACGGCCTCGCACAGGTTGGATCCGAGCGGGGAAACAATGATCGTCTTCGACCGCGTACAGATAACAAGCAGAGAAAATAGAGCAAGGGCTCAGTCCGGAAATCCCTCTCCGGTATTGCACGGCGAAGCCCCTCTGATCGCAGGTACGCTTCCATCCGATTATCATAAATCTGGCGGTAATGGCATGGGCGAGATGGAAGGCGGGGTTGTGGCGCATTCTCTACAGTGTAGACATGATAGTAGTGAAGACGGAACGGGGAGAGGGATGCCGATCATCGGCGCTTTCAAACCGAATCAGGGTGCGAAATCGCATAGTCTCGGATATGCGGAGAATCTTTCTCCGACGGTCGAATCGGCATCGGGCGGAAACAATAAGCCCGTAGTACATATCAATCTCGCAGTCCGTCGTCTCACACCCCGCGAATGCGAGCGCCTACAGGGATTCCCTGATGACTATACTTTTATTCAGTATCGCGGGAAACCGGCCAAGGACGGCCCGCGCTATCGATCTCTCGGCAACAGCATGGCGGTAAATGTAATGAGATGGATCGGCGAGCGGATAAAAATGATGGAGGAAATAATACAAGATGAATAACCCTATCTGCCGCCACAAGCCCGATCCGGCAACAATCACCTTCGATCCCCGCTATGGGCGGAGAGCTGTATGCGCCCTGTGCGGGGCAAAAATCATCATGCAGAAAATAATATATCCCAGGAATAGACACTACAAAGGTAAAATAAAAATGAGCAAAAAAGACAGGCGAAGACGGAAAAATCGAGATGAATAACCCTAAATTTGCCCTAAAAACAGCCCTTTTTTTCATGCTAATTCTTTGTCAGATAAGGATTTATAGACATAATAAGACACGTAAGACACCTGTCTTATCTGTCTTATGCCATAAGACAGTCTATAAGACAGGCTATCTCCTTATAATAAAAGGAATTACGACCCATTTTTGCCCCTGTCTTACGTGTCTTATGAAAATGCACCCCTATAGGAGGAGTATTAATTCTATATTTTCTCAGCAAGAATTAATAAATTTCCCCTCATACGTGGCGCATTTCCGTAAGACAGTTAAGACACCCCCCTTTTTATATATATCTATTAAAATAAATATATATAATATAAGGAGTTACGCGAACCGCCTAATGTCTTATAGGCGTAAGACAGCCGTAAGACACGTAAGACACCTGTCTTATCTGTCTTATAAATCCCTTAACTGTCTATAGTATAAGGAGTTAGATTGATATGAAAATACTACATAAATGTATGACATACAGCATGTTAGGTTAATGCTTGTAACTCTTTTATACGAGAGGTATGCGGAGTTATAGTAAACTGTTATACTACAAGGAGTTAAGGTACTGTGCTAATGTGTGAAAATCAAAGGGTCAGCGTGCAGCAGCTCGGATCACGTGCACTGAGACCTATTTTTGTAATGGTCCCCAGGCGATGGCTTCGTAATCGTCTGTACCGGCGTTGGCGCTTTTAAGCCGGCGTGAATTCGCCGCCCGAGCCGGCGTCTGTCACCAATCGATCAGTAAAGCAATCTGGACCGGTAAGCTCATCGAGAAAGATGCTAAACTCGATACGAATGATCCTGCAAATCGTCGCTATCTAAAGGCAGAACACGTATACTCGCGGGCTGCTAAAACAGGAACCACGGCACAGAAGAAAGCAGATCGGGGTAAGCGAGGGGATGGAAATGGAAAGAAAAAAGGCGATGATAGTAAGTACGGGCAGAAGCTTGATGCCGAGATCCGCCTCAAGCATGAGCAAGCCGACTATCATGCAATCCGAAAGGCTGAGCGACTCGGCCTCCTCATCGAGACCTCAATTGTAGAGCAAAAGCTCTCTGTCCTTGGCTCAGAATTACGGATCCGATTGCTTGAGCTACCAGCACGGATCGGTCCGCATCTATGGGCGATAGCGAAACAAAGCGATTCCGCACATGCACTGATTCAGGCCCTCGAGGATGAGATTTCAGAAGTCATCAAGAAGGTGAAGGATGCCGCTATCCGATCTGCGCGTTAAGACGGTCGCCGAGGAGATCAATCATATAATCCGCCGAGAACGCAGGCGGATGAAAAAACAGATCAACGAAGCTATTAAGATAATGATCCCGCACCAGGTCAACCGCCTGAGCGTGTCTGATTGGGCCGAAAAAAAACGGATCTTACCACAGGGTCTATCGCCGATGCCCGGACCCTTTACCTGGAAAGTGACGCCCTATCTCCGGGAGATCGCGGACTGCTTTTCTGAAAACTCGCCGATTCAGAAAACCGCAATCATGAAGGGCACTCAGCTCGGCTTTACGGTGGGGATCGGCGAGAACTGGATGGGATATGTCATCGATGTAGCGCCTGGGCCCATGATGTTTGTTTCAGGCGATAAGGAAATGGCTCAGGATGCCGTTGAGGTCCGCGTTGATCGTATGATCGAGAGCGCAGGCCTGGCCGATAAGATATTCTCGCAGACCGACAAACCCCATTCTAAAAAAACAGGAGATACAAAACGCAAGAAGGAATTCCCCGGCGGATTTCTTCTGGCCCTCGGACCGAATGTCGGCGCGAAACTGCGTCAGTTTTCCGTGCGGTATCTATTCTACGATGAGGTAGACGCCTATCCGCAGGAGACTGGGACCGAGGGCGATCCTCTGAAGCTTGGGGAGCGGAGGACCGATGCGTTCGAACGCATCCGGAAAATCCTGTATATCAGCACTCCTCTTGTCGAACAGACCAGTCGGATCAAACCGCTTTTCGAGCGAGGGGATCAGCGATATTACTATGTCCCGTGCCGGCACTGTCACCATAAACAGGTTATCAAATGGGATCGCCTCAAATATGAAAAGGATGAGTTCGGGCGTTTGATCTGGAATTCAGTGCATTATGAATGCGAACGATGCTATGGGCATTGGAAGAATGAGGACAAAGCTTATTTCCTGCCACGGGGAGAATGGCGTCCGACCGCCGAACCGATGGAGCCCGGATTCAGGAGTTATCATCTGTCAGCTCTCTATTCCCCGGTAGGTATGCGCAGCTGGGAATCGATCTGTCAAGAATGGATACAGGTAAAGGAGGATCCGGTTATGCTTCGGGTTTTCGTTAATACGGTTTTGGGTGAAACCTGGGTTGAACGCGGAGAGGCTCCGAGATATGAGCGCATAATGCTCCGCCGTGAGCAATATCAAGTTGGCATCCTGCCGGAAAAGGCAAAGCCCCTGCTCCTTACGATAGGTGCCGATGTGCAAAAAGACCGCATCGAAGTTGAGATCGTAGCTTGGGGTAAAGACAAAGAGAGCTGGAGTGTTGATTACCGCGTGCTCTCAGGTGATACCGCCCATGTTGATGATCCGTGCTGGCAAAAATTGCGCGAGCTCATAACAGCAAAACATGCAGGACTGCCTCCCGCAATGGTTCTCATCGATGCAGGTTACAATACACCGACTGTCTATGCATTTTGCGAGGTATACCTGCGTGGTGTATTTCCGGTAATGGGCGATTCCGCAATAAGCAGGCACCAAAAAGCATTTCTGCTCCGGGATGTTCAAGGATACCAGACCACGCGCGTGGATCTTAATACGGATTTCCTCAAGCTTGAATTATATGGATATCTAGCAAAGGGTATGCCCGAGGATGCCGAAACATACCCGGGCGGCTATTGTCATTTTCCGCAGGAATACGGCGAAAAATATTTCCGTCAGCTCACGGCTGAGGAGCGAATGAAGAAAACGACTAGCACCGGCACATTTAGGTATGTGTGGCATCTGGCAAGCGGGCGCCGCAATGAGGCACTTGATGCGCGAGTATATGCAATGGGTGCCCTTTATGTTCTGCGACAGTTTGCTTCTGAGGATCTGGAGCTTGAAGAGGAAATGGCTTGGTCAGAATTTTGGAATCGCTGTGAAAAAATCTTAAAATAACACTTGAATAATTTTTTTGAAATCGATAGATTGTTTATAACTTGAAGCCAAACGCCGGATTTTTATTCCGACGTCCCGCCCCGGGGGGTGGCTCCCCCGATAGATGTCGTCCTGAAAAGGGCAGCGATACGCAATTTCTATGCGGAGGCTCTGGATGAGTCTCCGCACCGTTACTGTTATCCAAGCAGAACTCGATGAAGCTCGCGCCTCCCTATCTGCCGCCCTTAAAGGTGCATATCGCCTCGATACAGGACAGGGTAGTCAATCCGTTACACGTCCGAGCATCAAAGACCTTAGAGCGCTGATCGCTGAGCTTGTAAGCGAGCTCGAGGAAGCGCAAGATCCGCGCGGCGGCGTGGTGGCCGCCAGGATGCAGAGGCACTAATGGGCAACTTCTGGGATTATGACATCATCGGCGGCATCCGCAAATTCTTCGTACGTCCCAAAAAACACGAGCCGGGCTTTGTCCAGGGCATAACTCCCGGCGATGCCCGCTCGCGCATATCCGCTATCTCCGGGTGGTCCTGGAACGGCGGTATTGTTCAGTCCTGGACCGGATCGAAATACCCAGGAGCCCTATCTTATCCAGGACTATGGAGCCTCGATTATGCAGCCCTGCGCCGACGCTCGCGCATTGCCTACTGGGAAAGCCTGCAGGCCCGCGCCTTGCTCGGCCGCCTGGTGGATAATGTTGTCGGTCATGGGCTTGTCCTCGAGGCAACGCCCGCATGGGGGATAATCGATTCCAAAGCAGGCGAAGATGAAAGGCGGCAATGGACCCGCGACGTTGAAACCCGCTTTCACCTCTGGGCCATGAGCAAAGAGGCCGACGCATCTGGAAATCAGAATCTTTATCAGCTCACACGATTTGCTTTCCTCAACCAGCTCCGCGATGGCGAGATCATCAATATTCTGCGCAGCTCCCCGGACAAGGGACGCATGAACCCGACCGAGATCCAGTTTGTACAACCTGAGCAGCTTGTGAGCCCGATGAGCGATGAGGCCATAAAAGCAGCCAGGGCGCATGGAAACCGCATCATCGATGGTATCGAGATCGCAGCCTCCGGGCGGCCGGAAGCCTATTTTATCCACGACGATATAACCGGTAAGGACGTGCGCATTCCTGCTATCGGGCCGAAATCAAAACGCCGATTTGTCAATCACGCCCCGATTATCGATATGGTCGGCCAGGTCCGAGGAGTACCGGTATTGGCTCCCCTTGTACATGAGTTGCAAAAATTAACAGATTATCAGCTTTCGGAAATCGAAGCTGCCGTTGTCAACGCGACCATAGCAGCCTATATCAAACCCGCAGAAGATAGGCCGGCTTCCCGCGCTTTCAGCGGAATAGTGCGCCGTGATGCCGAGGTCGAGGAAAGCGAAACCACCACGGCGACAACTACGGGACCACCGGCGCCCGCATACATCGAGAGGCCCGGACTCCTCATCCAAAACCTGAAAGCGGGTGAGGATATTGCGAGTTTCAAAGTTGATCGGCCGAACGTCCATTATGAAGAATTTGTCACGGCTGTAAAATCTTCGCTCTCCGCAAGCCTCGGCATTCCCATCGAAGTGCTGGATATGAGTTTCAACCAAAATTACTCGGCATCCCGCGCGTCGCTCATTTTATTCTGGACGGTCGTTACCAATTGGCGCTCAATTCTCGCCTCAGATTTTCTCTTTGTGGTTTATGAGGCATGGATGACGGAGGAAGTCAGCGCAGGCCGGATCAAAGCTCCCGGATTTGAGCAGCCGGTACTCCATGCGGCATGGCTCAATTGTGATTGGGTAGGCGTGCCGCATCCGAGCATCGATCCGCAAAAAGAAGCTACCGCAGCTGATACGAGGATTGCCGCAGGACTTAACACACGAGAGCGGGCAGCCCGGGAATATAACGGATCTGAATTCTCCGAGAACGTCGAACGCCTGGCCGTGGAAAACGAGGAGCTCGCAAAGGCAAATAAATCCATGCCGAAAAAAGAAGCGATCCCGGCACAGATACCGGATTCGGGAGATGGAGAAAACGACGGGAATAATGGAAATGGATCGGCCAAGAGCCTGGTCGGGATTGGAGAAAGATGACAACAGGGCAGCAAAAAATATTTGAAAAAATCGCGGATACAGATGCCAAGGTTGAAAAAATAATCGGCATATTAACCGGAGGCAACGGAGGCGGAGTAATTTATGACGTGAAAAAAAACACGCAAGCGATAGGGGAAATCAAAAGCGAAATACCGAATCTTGTTCATGAAAAAGAATGCCGCGCGATGCAGAAGGAAATCAAAGCCAATAATAAATCACGATGGATCACGTTGAAAGATGTGATTCTGTTGATTGTCGTCATAATCAGTCTGTTATATGGGAATGGGATAATAAGATGATCAAGGGTGCAAAATTCTGGAACGATAGGCAGCGGGCATATTATAGCCAGAGCAATAACCCCCTTGAGCAGATCCTGCGTAAGTTGGATATAAAGGATTGGCTCGAAAGCTGCGCGCCCACATATATGCTCAATTGCATCGCCGCCCTCGGTTACGATATCGAGATTAAGTGCCCTGGTGTTTATCGCCCGCAGCCCGAAGAGGTCCTCATGGGTTTTTTCCATGATTCCCGAAATTATCAGCGCTTTCGAGAAATCCGGCATGACATAAATCCGAATACATTTATGGGGAATCGTGTTCCCCAGTTTCATCCATTCGCAGCGGCACAGGTTTTTAAGGCGAATGCACGGTATGTCGAAAATCACGAATTCGAGTTTGTATGCGGATACTTTGAGTCTGGTCATTCGATAGGTTTTCTCCTGAAGCAGCCGAGCCATTATATTGCAGGCGTGGCCTATGACGATGATACCGATGAGATAATTTATAATGATTCCCGGCCCGAAAGATTCCCGGATGGAAATGGTTTTAATCGGAGAATGAGTCGGAATGAATTCAGAATTAATGTTGAGCCGTTTGTTATTATTTATACCGGAGGTGGATTGTGAGCGATCCTGTATTATCAGATCCCGTAATCGAAGAAACGAAGAAAACCATTTCGGCAAAAGAAATTTCCAAATGGTCGATGATAATCGCTGGGCTCTGGATCGCCGGACTCCATCTGCTCAAAGCATTTTGGGGACTCATAAGCCCGGAAACTATTTTCGGTCTCGAAACGGGAGATATCATTTTATCAGGTGTCGCCCTTGCTGCAATTTTCACTCCCGTTTATTTCTCGATTGTCCTCGATAAGATCAAAGAGATAAAACTGGGAGGTAGAAATTGATTTATGCTCTTGAACGAAAAACCTTGACCTCGTTTCTGAGAATGTGCGCGCGGCTTGAAATGAACCCGGACATCAATGTTCTCTTCGATTTAATGTCCGGCTCGGAAAAAGAAAAGACTCCACAGCTTTATATCCTCCGCGACGGTGAAGCGCATATCAGTATCCAGGGAATTCTCTCACGTAAACGTAGTTTTTGGGCAATGATTTTCGGCAGCGCGCCGTCTCTCACATATGATGAGATAGCCCTCGCAGTGGGTCAGGCCGATGCAGATCCGAT